ATTCCCGCAGATTGGTCAAAGGTTCTACCCATCATTGTTGATCGGGCTTTAAATGCTTCGGAAATCTCACCCCTCTCACGCTCAGTCAGTCCCTGACCAAGCGCTTCTTCGGCTTGCGTCATGAGTCCTTGGCGCAACGGATCTGCTTGTACGCGCTGGGACGCTATTCGCTCGGGGTCGGATATTCCGACGTCCTTGAGCAAGTTGCCCTTTTGTTCCTCGATGAGATCCTTCGCACCTTGCATCGCGCTTTGCGTGCCTGGTTTGTAATCCTCCATGATGTCGGAGTACAGACCGGATAAGCGCGACACGTCCTGTAGATCAGCTTCTCTTTGGCGGGATAGATTGCCTCGTTGAATGTCCTCGGCTAAGGTGGAAAGACCTTTAAACTCTCCTTCTCTAAATCCTGCCTGATCAGACGTCTTTATGGTTTCAACAAAAGTATCACCAACCTCGTCTGCAAGTCCGGCATCCACGTCTGCTTGCGTTGCGGTGCGTGTTTCAAATCTAGTGAGGTCGCGAGTGTCACCCATCAAGTCTACCATCCCGTCACCTTCGCGGATAGTGATGGTCTGTCCTTCTTCGAGGGGTTCACCCGTGTACGGGTTCTCAAACTTGAAGGTCGTTTGAATCTCAGTTGGGGTTGCCGTGTTAAGACCTTGAAAGAAATCAGACGCTATTTCTTGATGCAAAGCTTGGTCTGAAATAGTATACCCAATCAAGTCCCCATTACCATCAAACTTGCCAGCTAGTCCACGGTTCAAACCTTCATTGGTTACATTTAACCCACTTTCATCAAGATACCCTAATTCTTGGAGCATTTTTGTCTCATCGAGAATCCCACCTGTCTGCGTATCAAGCACGTTAAACCTTCCGCTATCGGAAATCATCTGATACCGTCCTGCGCTTGGCCCTTCGCTTGACATAACAACCTCACCATCAGGGATACCAAAACGACCATCGGGAGTACGTACCACTTTTTGCTGAGTCTCTCCCCCCAACAAGGTCTGCCTGAGAATATCCGTATCCACTTGCGCGGTTTTCTTGCGGATGCTCTCCTCAAGTGGCAACAAGCTTTCCAAGCTACCTACGTCTGCAAAGTCACCCGTTCCTCTAAGGAACTCGGCTTGCGCCTTTAACGCTTCTGCCATCCCTTCCCCATAGGAAGGTTGATCAGGATAATTGATATCGGGACTACTCATAACATTCTTCTCCTTACTTGATCGTAACTAAAGTATTTGACTGGTTTGTTCTTCACGTGCCTCATCCATCCGACGTGTGGGAGTGGATAAGGTATGCGATCTATAAATTCCTTAACCGCGCCATCTCCTACTGCGGTTCTTACGTACCAAGCATCAGGATCTTTTACGTCCCATTGAGCGTCAGGATTGCCTTGGTCGCGTCTTACCGCTTTGCCCAAGAGCAAGCTATGCGGAGTCTTGAACACGTATCCCCTGTCCATGTACACCGCAATGTCCTTGAATAGATCCGTTCCGATCTTCTCGTATAATCCAAGCGCTTTGACCAATACGTTCACGTGCTTATCGTTGCTCCCAATGCCACTACTTTCCAATTCGATCCGTCAGATACCGCAACAGTTGCCGCACCTGAGTTTCCATCCGTCACGTATATCATCTGTCCGGCAGGACTTGCAGAGGGTACTCCGCTCACCGCATAGGATCGCAAAGTCATTATCGTCCCGCTTATCGTGCCTCCCGTCAGCGCAACCGCATTGGCGGCTTGCGTGGCAATCGTGCCTAGACCCAATGCGGTACGAGCGTCACTCGCATTTGCGCTCCCCGTACCTCCGTTGGATACTGCGATAGGAGTCGCAACCGTGACCGTAGGTGTGCCTAGTTCGTTTAGATTGGCAGCCGTGACCTCAACGCCCGTGGCAAAAGTAAACCCTCTTGTGACTGAACTTGAAATCGCCATTTATGCAACCTCCGTTCTGATATTCGCGCCATCTTGGATCGCATCCAGGGAGACGTGTCTAAAGCTTGGTCTGCCCGCAGTAACGTTTATCTCGACTTGCGCGCCATACCCTCTTGTGCGTCCCGTACCGAAGCGTAGAAGGGCTTCCTCAGTCCCGCTTGCGGTATGGCTCAGGACGGTAGTGGAATCGTCAGGATCGAGCGTATTGACCTTGATGTTGAACGCATCATTGTTGACCGTGTTGACTCCCAATTGTCCGCGCCTCCAACGCTTGACCTCCTGGTTGCCCAAAGTATATGCGCGAGTGACAAGTTTTCCTGCAATTGCAGTTGTGCCTGACTCGCTCGAACTCCCGATCTTGCGTCCACTATCGTCAGAAGCGTTTTCTTCCATCAGATACCACCCCGTATCGTTGCAAGCGAACAATCTGCGCTTTGTCGGATTGCTACCATGCGAGCAGATAACCCAGTCATCCACGTGGAATGCCAAGCTTCCTGCCATGGCGGGGTAACTGTCCACGCTCACCCATGTGGAGGTGAGTAAATTATATACGAATATCGCATTAGGTACGGTAGAACTACCCGTAGGTACTGCAAGGTAGTACTTGTTGTCATACACCACGCCACAAGCTTTGTCCGCATGAGCGAAGTTCACGTCTTCAAATTGATCTTGGATTTGACGGGTCATCGGAATCGTTTCTCCGGTAACCTTGCTTATTGCTACCCCCAATCCCTTAGCAGGGTCAGTACCGGGACTAAGGACAACAACTCCGTTATCACTCAGGAAGAAGGTTTGCGGGCCTGACTGAGCGATACTCTTGCGAGCTACGCATCCATGCTGCCGGGTAATTTCATAAGTGTTGGCGGCACTTACAGTCGCAATGTTGTTTATCATGTGAATGCTATTACGCATGAACACGATTAACTGGTCTTCTTGGTAGGGATAAAATCCTACGAGGAAATCCGCTGAACCCTTGTTGATTCTGAATTGCGCGTCACCCGGAGTATAGACATCCGTGTCCAACAACGTACTCATCAAGATCGAGTACTTTGAATCAGTAGGTTGTGGAATGATAAGTCGGTTTCTAAAGAACACGCCATAGTCGGTATTCGGACATTGGATATTTCCGCTACCAGGAGATGCGTTTGCCTTCACTACGAAATCAGTCGGGCTTGAATAGTCACCATCCCATTCGAGCGGGGTCTTGTTCTTGCCTCGAAATAAAATCAACTTCTCCATCGACTGCACGAAACTCGCTCCGTCTGCAGTAGCGACTACTTCCGAACCGGGGTAATCAATCGCAATGCCCGAATTATTCGCGTCATTCCAAATGATCGCTTTGTCCTTGGTTGCCACTACGACAAACTCTACGCCCGTTGCGGGGTCGCTGAATAGCGTTGATGCAAATACCTGTTCAGTCCCTGCTGAGTAAGTAAGCGTAACCGCGCCAGCAAGGAAGTCTATGCCTTTGCGCGTCTCCGCCAAGTCACCAACCAATCGCATATTCTCGGAAGTCTCTACGAATCCACCTTCGAGTGAAGTCTTCTCCTGGTACGAATCGATACCGCGAAATCCACGATCCCCCTCGCTGAGTACCTGATCGTCAAGCGATCCATATGAACGATACCTACTCATTTGCGCTTCTTGAACTCCTGCCAAAGTTTTACGCCCATGAATATGATGGTGAGCGTACCCGCGAATACTCCCACCCATTCATGCAAAGAACCGCTGAAGGTCGCGGCAGTTCCTCCTATGCCAATCAACGAGTCCTTATCAATCATCGTCTTCCTCCGGGTGTGAAATAAAAGCCAACGATCATGGGGAGGACAACGGTTGCTTGGAAGAGCGCAATATGTCCTGTTGTAACGACCAAAGGGGCTTGCTCTGCTGGAAAACTGAGGAGTCCGAAAAGAAACTCTCTCCGCCCTTCTCCTGTAATGTTTGTTGTACTGATGAGCGGTACGCTTGGGTAGACGGTTGTAATACAGGTGATGAACGCGAGCGTAGACATCCCAATAAGAGCGAGCATCCTGCGAGTAGCGCGAGTGAACGCACCACCTGGGCCTGAGTTAAGACTCTTCTGATATTCAATTGCAAATTCATTGTTTCGCGCCTCCCGCGCCATTTCCATTTCGTACTTCTGTTGACGCGAATCCGTCATCGCTCCAAATACACCTTTGAGGATCGACCCCATTGCGGCAGACCCTCCCCCGGTCAGGAACAAAGCAAGTAGCTCGAACATTAATTCCCGATCCCTTCACCCGTAACCCCGTATCGCAGATTGTCCACGTGTCCATCAAGCTTATCCACCCTTCCCTCAAGGTGTTGGATCTTCATGTCCTGCTGTGCATCAGCTGGTAGCGATCCTATTTCCCCTCGTGGCCATTTGATTCTAAATTCCGAGTTGAGTTCCAACTCATGTTGCATTCTATCCTGATCCATCTCTATGGTATTTAACCTGTTGACGATGACCGAGTACCCCCAAACCGCAGTACCGACCAAAGCTATTACCTTGGCGGCAAAAGCGAGTTGCACCTTGGCGGATGCGTTTTCGTTTATCTCACCCTCCTTGCTCACTTCTTCCCTATCAGTTCAAAGATTCTCTTCACGTCTTCGCGCCGATCCTCGGCAAGCTTTTCAAGGTTGCGAATCTTCTCGTAGTGCCGAGCAATACCGATTTCCAACTTCCCGTTCCTTGCTTTTTGCACGTCCACTTCTTCCTTTATTCGCTTCAGAAAGAATCCGATTACGCTTACCGCAACCGAGAGTCCGAGGAATATGTAGGTTTCCACCAGGTTATCCCCCTATGAGTATTGCGAGGATTATCAACAATATGCAATCTGCGAGGAGTATCATGTGCGTGCGTTTCAATTGGGTAACGGTGGTGACCATTCGCTTCCATCGAGGATCGTCATAATTTGCGAATGCGTGTAGGTGTCCTTGCCATACAAGAAGCGAGGTTTCGTGCCTTCGTACTTAACGAAAGTTTTATCCCCTGCGACGTTGTATCTAAGAGTATCGGCACTCGTCTCGAATACTTGGCTAAAGTCAACGTCAGCAACGTCTGCTTGGTCGATTATACAATATGTTCTGCTCATGACGGTACTGTCGTTGAATAGGTCGGCCCGTTTGTTCCTGTTGCATTGTTACCACCTGAGCCTTGATCGACTACAGTTCCAATAACATCCGTATTTGCAGGTGCGCCACCTCCTGAGTCGGTGTCCCCTGTTCCGTCTCCCATTCTCCACCAGCCTACGGGACTGAAGGGGGACAAGTCACCGGGTACACCACTATTGTAAATACTGGCGATTTGTGATGCCGACAGGACGGAATCACAGACGGCAACCTCATCAATCAGTCCGTCAAAATTAGCGAAACTGCCCGAATAAGCCGGGGGCATCCCTGCGATATAGGTTGTGGATGTGCTGAATGAAGTTCTGCTCAAAGTACCCGACCCATCTTGCGAGCCATTTAGGTATATAATAATGTCGTTCCCTGAGAGAGTTGCCGCTACGTGATACCACGTATTCGTGGAAAGCATTGTAGACCCTGTGATCCTGCTTCCCCAAAGTTCAAGCGATACACCGCCAACTATTTGCAACTGTCTAATTTTCCCTGCATCGGTTGGATAAGAAAAATTATCTCCGCCCCAACCGATAATAGGTCGGTAACCAGCGTGGTAGTCACTTTTGATCCATGCCGACATGGTGAAGTTAGTGTCTAGATCAATGGCAGAAGTACCTAAAAGAAGCTCATCATTCGTCCCGTCAAATTCTGCCGACATGGTTGAGGGGGCGAAACTACCCCCTCCACCCGGTCTGCCCGAAGAGGTTGACGCTTTTCCTCCGCCCAAGCCAAGCCCGAGCGCTATGGTCGCTTCACCCACGACTAGACGTTGTAAGCGATTACCGCACCACTCGTCAGATCGATGCTCGTAAAGTTGCCATACAAGACCATCCCTGCCGCAAGCTCGGTTGCGTCCTGTCCGGTACAGATGTCATCGAGGTTCGTAATGTTACTAGCTTGCGCGGCAAGCACGGTTGTTTCCGTTGCTTGGATGGCAAACCAATTGCCCGTATGAACGGCAGTATCATTAATGTACTCACCCCCATTAAGACCGAGTCCGCGATATTCACTTGTAGATGCCATAATATATTTCCTGTTATGCTGGTGACGCTATGGTCGTGCCATAGGTTTCGATTAAAATTGGTTGGGATTGTCCTTCTTGTCTTTCGAGCTTGTCCAACTCGACTTGCAGGACTTGTTCCGCTTGTTGAAGAGCGACTTGCGCTTTCTCAGTTTGCCCATCAGCAGTTAGCCAGTCGCTATACGCGCCAATTATCGCATACTCCGAAAATACCCAAGGGTAGTCAGTCGCGCTTCCTCCATACGATGGGAAGGGTATTCTGTAATGTACCCATACCGGACTCGTTGACGAACGGTTTGGCATAATAGCTTCCCCATAGTCACTCGATCCCGTGACAAATATGTTACGAAACGCAATGTCTGAAAAATTGCTACCCCCATAGGGGTCTTTGTCAGTCACTCGGAACACTTCGCTTATCGTAGTTCCGAAGTCCAGGTAACTGAGCATATTCGCAGTTGCAGTAGCTCCTGAGCCTGAGCCTCCGCTAAAGCTTACCGCAGGGGCAGAGACGTATCCCGTGCCATTCGCAGTTACCGCAATGCCATTTACCTCTCCATCGCTATTGATGGTCGCAGTCGCAGTTGCCGCTCCCGCTACAGTAACGGTTGGCGCAGAAGTGTATGAACTACCTCCGCTACCCACGTCTATGCTCCTTACCCGAAGATCAGGAATGATCTGCGTAAGGCGCGATACGAATGGCCATGCGGTACGATCCCATGCCAAGCGTCCGAAACGATTGAAGCTACGAGTGGATGCGTCAGTCTCTGCGCTCAATAACGAGTCTACCCCAATCATTTGGGTCAAACTCGTCCGCATCCCGCTGACCGTTGTTACTCTCATGCCAGTTCCAAGCCTCCCTGGAAGGTCTTCTTGTCAAATGATTTGGTCTTCAATGAAGGATTGTCACGCAGGAACTCATCAACGAATTGCTTGTCTGCCCAGCATCCCGGTTTGAACTGTTCCCATCTAAAGTACTCGCGTGCTGGGATAGTCGCTTTCAATTGCCCTACCCCATCCATCATTCCACCTTGTTCGTTCTCCTTGCCACATTCTATTTCGCGCTTTTTTGCCTCGAACTTTTCGAGGTCAACCTCGTAACGCAAATGACGTTCAAGGTTTTTCATGAACGTCGAACCGTTTCCTTCTTTCCACTTAGGTATGAAAATCTCGGACATAGTTGTTAAGGGTTAACTTGCCGTGTCGGGGCGGATCGCGGAAATAACCCACAAGCGCGATCCAACCCCTAAACAACGACAAATATATTAGCCTACGTCGTTAGCGCTATGCATTGCCAAGTAGATATCCAACTCGCCTGCGGTAAGCGCGGATGGCGAACCGGAAGAGGAGTTGGTGAACTTGATCTGCAAGGCATCAGCGGCTGCGGCAAAAGTCCCGGCAAGGGTCTTTGGTACTGCACCCGAAGCGGCAATGATCGGGCCAACTGCGGTTACGGAAGTGGACTCGATGAAGTTATTCGGGTCACCGTCCGTTCCCAATTCAGCTGCCAGCGCACCAGTACCAGTCATTGCGGTACTAACGTTGATCATAGCTTTCGAGATGACGAAGTCTGTTGGTGTGTTTCCAAGAGCAACGGTGACGGTATCGGAAGACCCTGAGCCTTCGTCAATGTCGGTGTAAAGGATCTTCCACTTGTGCGTGTATCCTTGTGCGCGTTCTTGGTTCGAGAGGACGCTCTTGCGAGCGTTTCCTAGTGTTACGTCGGTATTAGCCATTTCTTAAATCTCCTTGATGTTAGATGGATTAGTTAAAGAACCCGTGAGCCTTTGGAGCGTAGCAGGCAAGTCCGGCAATGACGTCAACAAAACCTCTGCGCCCGCCTCCTTGGTCTTCCAGTTCGGTAGCGGACTCAGCTTTGAGCGAGTGCATTCCGACGTATTCTGGGTCAACGAGCAATCCGGCATCAGCGTCAACGGTATCCGATCCGCTCGTCCGATTCACGAAGAGCGAAGGAACGATTGCAACGTTACCAAAGTCTCCTTCGTAGAGATTCACGGTAAGCGTGATCTTGCGGGAATCGGCATCCTGGTTGACAACGTAAGTGCCATTGGCTGCGGCAAGCTGACGCGAGAAGTTGCTGATCTCTTGCTTGAGGCTTGGGCCTGCAATCAAGGTCAACTGTCCACCGGGCATTCCGTTAGCTTCGTAGAGTTCTTGAAGAACGCTATTGAAGGTAGCTTCGGTCTGCGTGCCTGTGGTATCGTTAGCAACGCTTTGGTAAGCGGCAGGAACGTCGGAAGGTTGTCCACCCGATCCGAGCCACTTGAGCAATCCGCGAGTCTTGTAAGGCGTGCCTGATCCGGCTTCTGCCTGACGGTCTTGCGCGGAACAGAATGCGGCTTCGATAGAACGCTTTACGTTTCTTACTGCTTTGCTTTCTGCATTTGCGAATTCTGAAGACACGCCTGCGGTGTCCACAAGTTGCTGAATGTCAGAGACTTGAAAAGTATCTCTAAACTTCTGAACGTAGTTTCCTAAACGAGTGCGATCTTCAGCTTGGTTTGTAAAGCTTTGAACATCAAGACCTTCGGAAACTCCATCAAAATTTGGAGTACTAAGTTTATCGGCCTGCCATTCTACGAATGTTCCGGTTGCTTTTGCCTTCTTCATCATGCTGACGAGTGGCGTTGATTCAGGTTCTAGCACGCTGATTATCGACGTGAGATCTTCTCTATTGCCTGCGGTATTATAGCTTGTACTTGAAGCCATTGTGGTATCCTCCTTGGTTTGTTAAATTAAGATGCGGTTGCCCGCTTGAGTTTTATGTAGTGTTGATAGTCTGTGATGTTGCCCGATTCCTCGAACTTGGCCTTAGCCGCTTGCAGAACTTTCTTTCGTTGCGAGTTCTCCGTCCTTGGCTTGGTTGCTCCGGCTTCGACTGAAGCGACTGGAGCTTTGGGCTTGGGTTTCGGTTTACTCGA